GGAGATTATAAGCATTAGAAGGCATTAGGAGATTATAAGCATTAGAAGGCATTAGGAGATTATAAGCATTAGAAGGCATTAGGAGATTATAAGCATTAGAAGGCATTAGAAGGCATTAGGAGATTATAAGCATTAGAAGGCATTATAAGAATTAAGACATAACAACTATTTAATCATATAATATTATCACTATATCTCACAACAACTAATTTTTTCGTATTATTGGCATTCTCACACATACGGAAAAGTCTCATAATTAGAATAGTACCCAATACACTATAACTAGAATAGTAAACACTACGAATTTATACCTATGGCAAGGGGTATCATCTACCTAATCACAAACAAGGAGAATGGATTGAAATACGTGGGAAGCACTCTCTTACCCATGAATAAAGAATGGCAATCACACATTCAATTATCAAACAAAATGTCTCCTGAACCACTACACAGAGCATTTCGTCAATATGGTGTACATCGCTTTGGTATACAAGAACTAGATGAATGTGATGAAAGAGAACTAGATGATAAAAGAGAACAATGGATAAGACACTATAACTCTTATAATGGTGAGAACTATAACTTTAGAATCTTTGATGAAGAAGAGGAGGATGATGAAGAAGATTTAATACCTATTGTACCAGATAAAGTAAAGCAAGTTAGGCACTTACATACATTTACCAATCAAGATCGTAGAAACATTAAACGTACTGGACATAAAGTACAAGGTAAGCATCTTGAAACTGGTGAGATTAAGATATGGGAATCAGCAGCACTAGCAGCAGAAGAAGTAACGGGTAATGCAAGAAAGAATTCAAATATAATGTCTTGTGCCCGTAACTGTTATAGATGTTATGGATATAAATGGTCAGTTGTTGAAGAGAATAGTAAAAAGAAATCAGTGTTTGGTATACACAAAAAAACGGAGAGATTAGGTCCCCGTTATGAGAGTATTACTGAAGCAATGAAAGCACTACGTGGAAATAGTGCTGGTGTTGGTCTAATTAAAAGTTTGAAACATCCTGGGCGTTATAGTTACAGAGGATTCTATTGGTATTATGGTTAAGCTACATCAAAGTCCCACATCACACCATTCCAAACCCATGTATGTCCATTCCACTGATAGGCATCTCCAGGTTCTGGATTCAATGGAAAATTAGGAACTTCATTCTCATCTCTACCTGGTGTTTGGTTTTTATTACCTGCCTCAATAGATTCTAGAATCTCATTGAATTTATTTTGAGTCCAGTCAATATCAGATTCGTCCCACTTATGAATAGGGCATGAGTCAATTGCATAACTTGCCTTTTGGTCCAGGAAACAACCACATTCCTTACATCTGTTCTGCCCTGGGTCATAGTATTCACAACCACGGCAGATTGCCAGGCGTTCTTGTTTAACTTCGGAAGACACAAAAAGTGATTCACTTTGTAGTGCTTTTTTAATCACCTGAAACGTGAACTTAGCAAGATTTTGTCCCTGTTCTCCAATTGAAGGATAATTTTTGTCCATGAGTTTTTAATCACAACATATTGTTATATATTAGCATTAATTGAGTGATCCTACAAGTGATCCTTTAAATGTAGATCTGGTTCCACCAAAAGTTCCATCATCAATCAGATAATTTGATCCTGTAATTGCATTACCTGCATTTCCACCTGCAACATATTTTATTGATGTAATGTCCTCTCCATTTCCTTCTCCAGGTTGTCCATATGAACCTCCAGTGCCTCCTTTTTTACCATCGGCACCTTTTGCTCCACCCTCTCCAAAATCAGTTCCTGGGCAAGGATTTGTTACACCTGCCGTACCTGCAACGCCTTCGGCAGCACTCTGTAAATAACCTTCTCCAACTCCACCACTACCACCAGTTCCTCCATTGCCACCAACAACTTCATAGGTATTTGTTTTGCGGCACTGTCCTTTATACTGTGTACTTGAACAGGTTGTCGTTGTGACTGTATAGTAAGGCATGGTTATAAACCTCTTTGTTTGAGAGTATTGATTTCATTCTTAAGTTCACGGATTGCCTCAATCATCACAGGAATCAATTGAACATAATCAACTTCCAGATATCCATCGGATGCTTCAGAAACCATCTCAGGAAATTCTTTTTGAACTTCCTGAGCAATTACACCATATTCAGTTCCAGTTTCACCAGTCAATTCATACATCTTATCATTCCATTCAAACTTAACTCCACGGAGTGACAATAATTTCTCAAGAACCGTCATATATTCCAATACTTTTGTACAATATTTAGATCATTAGACACAATTGGGCGAATGTTCTTCTTCAGGCGTAGGTCGGATTTACCACCGCCACCGCCCATGCCGCCACCACCGCCGCCCATGCCGCCACCGCCCATGTTTGGTGATGGTGGGTTAATTGGAGCAGGTGGAATTGCTGGCATAGGTGGCGGACTTGGAAAAATCGGTGGTGCAAACTTACTTATGTTATGACTTAAGAATCCACAACAAACATAAGTATGTGCATCTTCAATTTCAATCCGAACAACCAATCCTTGACCAATTTTTTCTGAAGAAATTAAAGTATACTGTTCTATGACATCTCCGACTTCTAATTCCCAGATATTTTTCCATTTATCATTCTTTACATGGAAAGAATGTGATTCAGAAACAATGACTTCTTTGGTGAACTTCTCATCTCCAGATAAGTGTGTGAAGATAAGTTTATATTTTTCAGATGAATCCAACTGTGCATAACTTACTTGATATTTGCCCCATTCAAATGTTTTTTCATGTTGAGTCAGAACAAAATCTCCTACTTGAAGATCACCTGCTCTCTTTTCAGTTCCGTCTGCCATGAGAATCGGCATTTCTGGATCTGGACAAGCTGTAGGTTGAAATCCAACAACAACAAATGGAACATATACAGGTGGATAGTATGGTTCTGGAGGTGCATAATATGGGGGAGATGGTGGTTCATACCAAACATCAGTTACCGTCGTTACACAATTACAAGTTCCATCTGCGGTTTTACTGTTTAAGAAGTCACTACCACATACAGGATCACTACCACAACTTATGGCAGCATCATAATAACTGTAGAATGAACAAGCTCCATTAAGTCCTTTAATACCATCGGAACCTTTTGCTCCTCCTCCACCACCACCATAGATTCTTGATGTGTTTGTGGGGATGACTGTAACTGCACCAGTGGTAGAATTAACTCTAAGAGCATCTCCACCATTTCCACTTCCAGATGCTCCACCTGCCCCTATAACACTTCCACTGACATATAATCTTACATTTTGAGTATCACCTTCAAAGGTTGCAGCAGGGGATGATGCACTTAAAGACCCATAAGTTCCAGTTAAATATACACTCTTTATAATGGTTTTATTGAGATTTCCATTCCAATTAATTGATCCTGTAATATTATAATTTGTTTCTGTACCGCTATGTGTAATATTATAATATTTGATTGAATTTCTAAATTGTGATAAAGATAAATTATTTCTTGTAGAACTAATTCCTGAATTTTCTGTTGCGTCTGGAACTATGGGTTCACTTTGAGATGGTATTGTATCACGTAATAAAACTGAGGCGCTTATACTTCCATCTGCTTTTAAAGTAAAATTATTTCGTAGAGCACTAAAAGAAATGGCACTTCCAACTGTAGTAAAAAATGGTCCTGTTTTAGTAATAGTAAGAGCCATTATATCAGTAACTTGCTTCTTTATGATTTGCTTCTATTTATGAAAATAATGGAACTATTTCGACATCGGTGAACTCCTGTTCCTTAACATGCTTTTCCCACATAATGGCATCCTCAATATTATAAAAAGTTGCCACTTGTTTGGATACTGATTTCTTCTTGTTTTTGTTGTAGATGACCTGGTACTTCATAAGGCGATTCAATAAAGATTTCAATTTGAGTTTGTTTGTTCCAGTGTCGAATCACACCAGCAACGATGAAACAGTTGGTAATCAGATAAGTTGCAAAGATAACAGTGCGAATGGTTGCAACTCTATCTGATTCTTTATCACATTTGGATGCCTTTTCACCCAGTGCCTTTGCCCACCATCTCCATGGATTTTTAGGTTTCATGGATTGATTCTCTTGATCGGACATATTCTAATTGATTCCATTCAGATTTGTAGCAAAGAACAAGCAATCGTTCATTAGTGTGTATAGAACAGGCATAAAGATTTTCTGAATCTTTTGGGCGTACCCCCATTTCTATGGTAATGTATTCTGTTCCTTTGAAGTACACCCAACCCTCAACACCTTTACTGTTGTTCCATTTTACATAATCGTTGACTTTGGGATCGTACTTCATATATCAAGTAATGAATACGTCAACAATACGCGATTTCTCTTCATTTGCAAGAGCAAATTTATGAGCATTTACTACACGTTCCATGATACGATCTGTATAACTGTCATCAAAATCATCAGAAGTAGTAAGAATTTCAAATGCTTCAGTATCAGACTCTGCAATTAAACTGATCGTGCCACCATATTCCGAAGAAGGAAAAGGAACCCAGTAGGTAACGATGTAAAGATACTTCATTTGTTGTTTTAAATTACTCCTTGATTGTAGTCGAATGTTTGAGATTTGTCAATTGACGTTGTAGTTCAATCTGAACTGAAATCAGATGTGAATACAAAAAAGATTGATACTCATTACCTGCGGTCAAAGAGGTAAGATTATCAATCTGCATCAGTGCAAGTATCAGTTTTGTCTGATCATTCATCACATGAACTCTGCCATATAATAATCAACAGTTACTTCTAGTTCTGCTGCTTTTTGTTCAATTTCACTCTCAATTACCATTTTTGATTGCTCTTTACGCAGTTCGTAATCAAGATATTCTTGCTTGGCATTGTGATACATTTCTTGTGCTTCTACATGTTTGCTGAAATCCATAAATGCCTTGATGAATTGTTTGATGTCGTCTTTGTTCATTTTTTGTAGGGGCAATCGGGATGATGTGTGAATTGAGTGCAGGCATCATATGCCTTGAACAGTTCTTGATCACGTTTGATGATCAATCCATTCCACATGAGAATGGCAATCACACCAAGATAAAGGTAAGTTACTTTCATGCGTTGTAACCTTGAGATTTTAGAAGAGCACGGCGAGCATCATATGCCTGATGTTCAGTTGCAAACTCTGCCACTTTTTGAAATGGTTCACGAAGATACAAACCCCAACGTGATGTGCCGATAATTCCCAGAATCTTATAGGGATTATCAAGTCCAAGAGGATAGGGTTTCATGGGGTGTTCCCTTGATTACCTCTGTATTATAGGTCAGAAGGAGGGCACCACGTCGTAACGTAGTCCAGTTTCCGATCTGTCCATCCGCTCCCAGCAGGAATAGAGTTTGTTATATAGTGCAGAAGCACTTCCATATTCTCTTGCAAGGCGAATTTCATCAACATTTTCAAGATTTTGAATTGCAGAGAGGATAATACCGATTTCCTGCACATTTAGATTTACTTGTATTTCAGTCATTTTTAGTCCCAACTAACGTTTTGAAGTAAAAAACCAGGCATTACATATGTCCAGGCACCCAGTCCATCTGCACCACCAGATCCGCCAACTTTATACTCCCACTTATATTCATACTTATTGTGACTGTCCCAGGTCATATAACCTTTCTCTTTGTCAAATCGTCCTTTGATGGTCAAACCAAACTTATTGGAGTAAATGTTGCGTGTGCGAAGAGCACCACTCTTTTCACGGGTTTCAACTACCTTACATACATCAGGATAGGTTTGAGCACCCGCCTCAAGCATACAAGGAGTTTCATATGTGAAAGGGCGATATGTTTGTTGTTCTTGTGCAACTGCAGGAGCAGCAGCGATCAGAACAGCGGCAAGAGCAAGCAGTTTTTTCATTTGATTAATTCCTTTCAAGTAAAAACAGAGATTCATCTATCATAGTAGAATTCATATACATAAACCCTTTTTCAGTTTCTATTGAAATATATTTGTAATCTGAAATCTTTGATAAAAACTCTTTCAGTTTATCATAAACCTCATCTGTATTTTCTTGTTCTTTACTTTCAAAAATTCCGTACTTTGTATGTATTATGATTTTCATTTTTAACCTACTACTCTCCAACAAACAACAGCATTGCCCTTGCGTGGAGAAGCAATATGAGTGAAAGCACCATAAGAAAGATCCAAGTCAGCATGAGAATATGGACCACGATCATTCACCCTCACAATTACTTGTTTTCCGTTGTCTTGGTTTGTAACCCTAATTTTGCTTCCCATACGCATGTAAGGATGAGCAGCAGTCCAACGGTAAGCATCAAATCGTTCTCCATTTGCAGTAGTTTGACCATGAAAACCATCACCTACACCGTAGAATGTGGCAATGCCGCATGTAAGACCAGCAATTAGTGTTTCAACCATCATTTCAATTCAATACGATCAAAGATTAGCATACCCAACTCAAAAAGTAAATCCTCATCCATAGCACCCATGGTTCCACGGATACCCTCAACTATGGCAGTTTGCATGTATTCAGTAAATGCTTCATCGGCATAGATGTACTCAAGCACTGATGGTTTGAGAGCATCGGCAATCTTGGAAATAGATGTAGTAGAGAGTTTCATAATCAGTTGATGAGTTCGTTCAGAAAGCAATTGGAGAGCACATAATCATCCCATGAAATATTTCCGTGACAATCTTCATTGTAAAAGTTCACAAGAAGATCTTGCTGATCGTCTTGATCCAAAGAATGGAACTTTTTGTTAGCGTCAACCATTTTTTCAATGTTTGCAATCATTTGCTTTCGGGAAGTCATGAGGTGTTCTCTTGATTACCTTGTAATTATACTGCCTGTCGCAGGCGGTTGGGGAAGAACTGTGCCACTTGAGGAACCGCCCACCCGTTCTTTTCAAACAGATATTCCAGATACAGTTTCTCTTCCTGTTCTCGTGCTTCTATTTCATGTGGTTGATACCAATACTCATACTTCTCCACAGGTTCTTTAGAATAACACAATTTTCCATAACGAACCCGCAGAGAACCCACCACCCACTGTCGCAGGTGGGTCAGTTCATGTAAAAGAGTTTGTATGTACAACTCATCATCCATATAAGTATCCAGTTCAATCAAGAACTCACGAGGGCGATACTGATCACCTACTGTGTCACAGTAACCATTCACACCTTCACGTTTCAATCCACGATGAAGAACTTCAACATGAATCTTATGGCGTGGAAAAAAACGATTTAGAAACCAAGTGGCAACATCCTCACAGAGGCGTTTACGATAACCATATCCAGAATGCGTAATGTAAGGCATGAACCCCAATGCAAAAACCAAATGAATGAAGAAACAAAAATCAGTTTGCTAGTTGTTGTCATCGGTAAGTATCATAGCATGGGACACGAATGATCTCAGTCCATCTCCTCGTGTATCCAGGATTCCAATAGTCTCCTGGAATATATTCTTCACGATAAACACGTCTATCGCACATTGGAACATAACGTCTTTGATAGTAAGGACGTTCATATGTGAAAGGTCTCCAAAATTCATCCCATGTAATTGCAGATGCAGGCAATGGGATGAGAGAAAGAGAGAGAAATAAGAATAGTTTCTTCATGATTCAGCGAGCGTAAAGGTAGCCCGACGACCAATCTGCATTCTTAAGCAACCATTCACGCTGCTCAATGATACGCAAATCATAACGTACACCTTTAGCAGGTGCTTTCCAGGAAGCAGACTTGTAGAGTTCACCAGTCTTACGATCCACAAAAGCATGAACCGAACGGGAACCACCACCATCAATCATAATGATTTTGTGGTACTTCTTACCACTCTCAATCACATAATCAATGTCAGTTTTACCAGATTTGAGTTCATCAATCTTACGCCGATGATACTCATGAGTGTCAGCATCAGTACCAACAAACTTCTGATGACCACGAATTGCATACTCTCGGTAGTTGTCTTTGAGAGCATCAATCAGCATGTAGCACCACTTGGTCACGTTGAGTTGGATAGTGTTGCGGGCATCCTGCTCAGCAACAAACTGTTCAAAGGTGGAAGCAGTCATGAGATCTGTTTGTCTGAACTGAAAATATTATAGGGCACCCAGAGTGCTCTGGAGTGCCCTATGTGCCACTTATTAAACTGGTCTTGAATTTATTTAACTTCTCCACCAACTGCACCAATCATTGCTCTCACACGACCACTAGGATCTAAACCTTGAACTCTTCTACCATAACGCTTTGAATACATCTTTTCTCTTTGTTTAATACCTTGCTGAGCCTTTTCTCCACTCATCATTGGTGCTGGTTGACCACTAATAATATCTCCTTTCTTAGCGCCTGCTTTTTCAAGATTTTTTGGAAGATCTTTTTGTTGTTGAACAAAGTTTCTACCTCTCTTTCTTGCATACTTATCTAGTTCATTCTTATAAAGAGTGGCATCAGATCTTTGAATAAAATCAACCTTGTGAACTGGTTGTCTTTCATTTCCACCAGTCTTTTTCACTCTACGCAGATATTCTTTCATATTTCTTGTGATTTCATCTGTAGAAGGTACTCTACGTTGCGTTCTTCCAAAAGTTCCTAATGATGCTTTTGGTCTTTTGACTGGTTCTGGTTGTTTTGATCCACTTCCTCTTGCCGCAGCAACTCTTCCTGATGGTAGAGTTTCAATCTGAGTATCTACTTGAGTATTACTTTTTGGATGTGACATTCCATCAGGATACTTATCATACGGATACGTTGTATAATCTTTATTTTTTGTATTAAAATCTACACGATTCTTATTTCCGCCACCACTAAATCCCGCTTTCTTTGCAGCAGATCTTGCAATTGTAATGTTACGATCTCTTGGTGCGGCACCAGAAAGAACTGTTCTGTCCTTATTTCCCCAGTATGATGTTTGTCTCTTGTATTCCTTTTGCTTTACTGGATCAAAGAATTTTGACTTGGGATCAATTTGTGCTTTTTTAACTTGTTTTTCACCTACACTTTTAAAGGTTTCACCTTTTTCAGCACGAGTCATGGTTGCTCTTGGAGTTGCGGTTCTTGCCTTTCTTGCGGAAGAGGTAACTCTACGTCCACCATCAGCAGTTCTTGCGACTTTAGCGCCCTTTGATGCTGATTTAAGTAATTTTAGAGCACCTCTTGCAATTGCGGCACTTTCTTGAAATTGCTGAAAGCTTTTCATTTATTTTAGGGAATAAAGAACATTTAGGTTTTAGTTATTATCCATATCTCTATATGTACCCATCGTCTTACCAGTCTTTGGATTCATCTTTGCTTTCAATACCTTCGTATAGATCTTATCTCTTTTTTCTTTTCCTTTTATTCTGTCTTCACCACTCATAATTCCTGAAGGTTCTGAAGTAACTTTATCACCTGGTTTTGCACCTGCTTTCTTTAATGCACTAGGTACGGCACCAACTTCTTTCCTGAAACTTCTACCTCTTGAGATCAAATCTTCTGGGTTATTTTTAGCATAAGATCTATCACTTAGAATTGCAACATCATGTACTGGTTTTGATGTACGATCACCACCTAACTGCTTTCTTAATGCTTTTGCTTGTCTTACTCTAGATGCAGTTGATCTTACTTTAGATCTCCCTCTTCCAGATCCAAGATTTTTATGTGGTACTTGATCTATAACGTAATCACTTTGATTTTTATAAGTGCCCACCGTAGTGGAATGATGAGGTGATGCCCATGCTTCAGTTTCTTTAGGTTCCTGTGCAGAACTACTTCTCTTGAATCCTGCCTTTTTTAGTGCTACTTTATCTGTGATACTTCTTCTAGCATCTATTCTATCCCATGTATTTTCACCTGGACCACGAGGAGGAACTGCTTTTGGTTTTACGGTTCTTGCCTTTCTTGCAGCAGAGGTAACTCTACGTCCACCATCAGCAGTTCTTGTGACTTTAGCGCCCTTTGATGCTGATTTAAGTAATTTTAGAGCACCTCTTGCAATTGCGGCACTTTCTTGGAATTCTTGGAATGTTTTCATCTGCTACCGTATCCACGTTGAGGAGGTTTAGCGCCCCACCATTTTGACGTATTTCTAACCATTGATCTGCTTTTATCAACCGTATCTAATCTTCTTGCTCTTTCTTCTGCTTTCTCAAGTTCTTTTACTGTACCTGTATCTTGAAGTTTTTTAATATCTCTACTAACTTGATTCAATTTAAAATTAGTTTTTCTTGCTGGAGTCGTTTTCATCCCCCTTTTAAGGGCATCACTAGCAAGTCTAAAAACAACTCTACCCATACCAGTAACTTCATTTAAATTCTCTTCAAATATAGATTCAATCCAATCTTCACTCATGTTTTCAATAATTATGAGAGCAGAATCTAAATCCGAAGCAAAATTCTCATGAATCAAATATCCAGCCAAAAATTCATAGTGATCTGCAGTCATACTCATACGTCTGGCAGTTACTTCATAACGTGCTGCGGAATCTCTATGTCTCTTTCTATCATCAGCACTTGTTGCTGTTTCTGCTGCTTTTTTGTGCTTATTAGCAGCTTCTTTTGCAGCACCAGATGATGCTGCTGGCATAGAAGAACTACCAAATGCACCTTCGGAGTGTACTTGAGTACAATATAACTCTTGTAGATCCTGTGCAATACTTTGTCTTTTCATCCGATTACTTAAATCTAAATCTATATTATTTATTTATTTCTTAGATCGTAATGAACTAATCAGAGCACTAGCACCAGTTAATGCTGCAGTGGCAAGTGCTGCTTTTCCTCCTCCTTTAATTTTTAATTTTGGAACTTTAGGAGTTACTGGTGGTTTTATCGCAGCAGGTTTTGGTAAAGCAGGAGCATTCATTTTTGGAGTTGATTTTAATGCCTTTAGTGCCTTTGTTTGTGAAGGTCTTGATGGTTTTGCTGGAGCAATCTTTCTGGGTTTACCTGATTCTTTATCTAATTTAATTCTAGAATCTCTAGGTAAATGCATTCTTTTAGCGTCCATATCAACCAATTCATCCCTACTTGCCCACTTTGGATCTAAATTACCTGAAAGTGGAGTAATACGCTGAGCACCTTTTGCTGCCTGTTTTGATGATGGATTACGACCAACATTTGCATATTGTCTTCCTAGCGATCCAGGTTCACCAAATCCTGCAACCTTAGAATACAGTTTTGACCTTGTATTACGTTCACTAGTATCGTTACTGATTGGGAAGTTTGTTAAAATTGAGTTACTTGGAATACGTGGAGCAACTTGATTTTTCCACATATTAGCAACATTTCTTGCAACACCTCTTGCTTCACCTGGATTATGTCTTCTTTTTCCCGATTGATTATACCACTCAACATCATAAACTGGTTTATTACCTTGAGATGGAGCAATCTGATCCTTTTGACGAATTCTCATCTCAAGATCATTCTTAGTATCACGCACTCTCATACTATAACCTGAATCGGCATCTATTTCATATCTACCAGTTTTATCTGGTTTTGCATCAAAGTCAGGATTATTTGCACCTCGGCTAACTTCGTTACGTCTTCTGCTACCTTGACTTGTAATTCTAAACGCCTGATCTGATGTTCTATTTGGACTTCTTTTGAACTCACCTCTTTGTCTATAATATGAAGAAGTCGCCTTACCATAAGGAGTTTTTCCTGATGGTAAGGGTTCATCTGGTTCATAATATCTTTCACATATTTCTATAAACTCTCTAAAAGTTCTCATCTTTTAAAATTTTTTAAGTATTTATATTCTACCACCATTCATATGAGCGTTATCAAAAAAATCGGTTAATTCTTCATCAGTAAATTCTTTTAGTGTGTTATCAATTTCTTTTTTATCTTTTTTTAGATATTTGCGAAATGGGTTAGAATAATTGGTTTGAATGTTCTTTAAACCAGGATTAACAGGAGTTAATTTAACATATAGATCACTTGGTTTGTACCCAAAGTAAGATTGTAACCAAGGACATAACCACACTTCTTCAAACAAAACCATGTCCAAATAAACCGTTCCATTATCATTTGTGGATTGAAATGAAAGAATAGTATCAGAATCCTCAAAATCTTCTGTATTGACAGTAATTTGAATGAGATCGTTTGGAATGGGTTTTCTTTTCATGAAAATTTCAAAATATTGATCTATGACAAGTTCAGTACCATTACACAAAGGTTCATTAACTGTGTTTAAATGATCATGATCAAATACCCAAATAGAATAATCAGTTTTACGTGCAGTAAATGTAATAATCATAACTATATCACTTATTCATTTGAAGTGTTGGAACTGGCATTCCCCCTTCTGTTGGAACATAGATGGTTACATTACCATTCTTACTACCATCTTCAATACCAGTGATGTACAGATACTGGAGATACTCACGATTGTCTTTCAGAGAATTGCCGATGATTTGGTTTGCTTTAGCAACACCTTGAGCACGGATGATTTCAGCATCAGCAAGTTGTTGAGCACTATCTTTCTTTGCTTGTGCTTCCAGCACTGCTACCTGACGAGTATATTCTGCTTTCTGCAGTTCTGCTTTACCAGCAAGAGATTGTTGCCACACATTGTATTGTGGACCACCAACAAAGATGATAGCAGCAAACACACCTACACCAAGCACAACAAGAGCAGCAGTAGGGTCAATAAATCCGTTTTGATTTTTCATTTAGAAGATACTCCAGTATTTTTAAAGATAAGGTTAGCAAGAAAGATGATAGCAAAGTTCTGCCAGAAGGTCAAGGACACCCCAAACCATGACAGAATTACACCAAGCAACCATGCTTCAAAGAGAAGTCCAGCTCC